GAGCAACGGCCGGTGAATAGGGACGAAGAGGAGAGAGCTGCCGCAACCCGCGCCCGTCGCCTGTCGGCCCGGCCGTTGCTCGCGGGGTCGCCCCTCGGCGTCCAAACCGGCGGCTTGCAGACCACCCTTGGTCCGACGAGGGCGCCGTGAGCTTCCAGCGGAACCCAAAAAAACGTGGGAAATAAATGGCGGCGTTAACCCCGGATCAACTCCGCAAGCGATCGGCGGCCGCCTGGGACAAAAAGGAGCCTTGGCGGAATCTGTATGACGAGGCCTACGAGTTTGCCCTGCCCCAGCGGAATCTGTATGACGGCAGTTGGGAGGCCGGCACCCGAGGCAAGCACAAGGGCGCCCGTGTTTTCGACTCCACCGCCGTCCAGGCCACCCAGCGGTTCGCCAACCGGATGCAGAGCGGCCTCTTCCCCCCAGACAAACGCTGGATGGTGCTCCAGCCGGGCACCGACATCCCCGATGAGCGCGACGACGAGGTGCGCCAGGCCCTGCAACTCTTCACCGAGCGGTTCTTCGCGATCCTGAACCAAACCAATTTCGACCTGGCGATGGGCGAGTTCTTGATGGACTTGTGCGTCGGCACGGCGGCGATGATGGTGCAGCCCGGCGACGACGAGAACAGGATCAAGTTCACCGCCGTCCCCAATTTCCTGATCGCCATCGAGGAAGGCCCTGATGGCAGCGTCCAGAACGTCTACCGCAAGGTCAAGATGCCGGTTGAAAACATCACCCGCACCTGGCCCGACGCCACCCTCACCGAGGGACTGAAGAGGCTGCTCGAGGACAAGCCCCAGGAGCAGATCAACCTCCGGGAAGGCACGATCTACGACATCGCAGACAAGCAATGGCGATACTACATCTGGCGGCAGCAAACTGATGATCAGTCCGACATCCTCGTCGAGCGCGAGCTCAAGCGGTCGGCCTGGATCGTCTCGAGATTCATGAAAATCGCCGGAGAGGTTTGGGGGCGAGGCCCGATTTTAGCTTGCCTCGCCGACGTGAAAACCTTGAACAAGGCCATCGAGCTCCTCCTCAAGAACGCCTCGATAAATATCGCCGGCGTCTATACCGCCATCGACGACGGCGTCCTCAATCCGCAGACGATCAGGATAGTCCCCGGAGCGGTTATCCCCGTGGCGCGCAACGGCGGTCCCCAAGGGCCGTCTCTCTCCCCTCTGCCCCGCTCCGGGGACTTGCAACTCTCCCAGCTTGTCATCAACGACCTCCGGATGCAGATCAGGCAAACGCTGCTCGACGACAGCCTCCCGCCCGACAACATGAGCGCACGAAGCGCCACCGAGATCGTCGAGCGCATGTCCCGGCTGGCCGTCAACATGGGGGCGGCATACGGCAGGATGATCACCGAGACGATGTTGCCATTGACGCGCCTGGTCTTGGATATAATGGGCGACGAGGGCCTGATCGACCTGCCTCTGCGAGTCGATGGCCTCGAAGTCCAGATCGTTCCCGTCTCGCCGCTGGCCCAGGCCCAGAACCTCGACGAGGTGCAAAGCGTCCTCCAGTGGCTGGGCATCGTATCGCAACTCGGTCCGGTTGGCCTGGCGACGGCGAAGATGGATGCCATCGCCGACTGGGTGGCAGAGCAGTTGGGCGTCCCCGTCACCCTTAGAACCAGCCAGGAGGAGCGCCAGGACATCGAGCAGATGGGTCAGCAGTTCCTCGAGGCCCAGGCGCAGCAACAGGCGGTTCCGGTCGAGGCCGGCGCAGCGCCGCCGGGAGCGCCCGCCCAATGAGCGCCGACGCTGTCGTCAGCATCTCCACCCCTGGGTGGGAAGGCGTCGAGGCCGAGCCGCCCCAGGCGCCGGCTTATCTGGAAACGGAGCAGGCCGAGATCGACAGGGCGATCTCGAGGCTCTTCTCGACCGACGACGGCTTGAAGGTGATGAAGCATCTGGACCGAGCCTACATGAACCAGCCCTGTTGGGCGCCCGGCTTTTCCACCGACTACGGGTTTTTCAGGGAGGGCCAGAATACCCTTATCCGCGAACTCAAGGCCCGGATAAGCCGGGCGAAAGAGAGGTAGCTATGGCGAATAAACCAAAACCAAAACCAAAGGCAAAAGCCAAAAAAATGACCAAGGCGACAAAGCCGAAAATGTCTCGCCCGCGTGGGCTTTTCTTCCGGTATAAGGCCAAGTAAATGGCAGAACCACAGGAAGAACCGCAACCAGCCACCGGCGCCGGCAGCCTCCTCGATGATACCCCGATGGAGGAACCGGCGACCGAGGAGGTGGCGCCCGAGGAAACGACGGTCGATCATGTCGCCAAGGAACCGGGCGACGACGCCGAGACGACGCCCGTCCCCGAGGGAGTGCCCGACAAGTTTGTCAAGGACGGCGAGGTCGATGTCGAAGGCCTGGCGAAGTCCTACACCGAGCTCGAGGGTAAGTTCCGCGCCGGCAAGCACAAGGCGCCGGATGGCGATTACGACCTGAAGGTCGCCAAGGATCACAAGGTGCCGGAAGACGATCCCGTCTTGCAAACCTACGCCGCCTGGGCCAAGGAAGCCGGCATCAGCCAGGAGCACTTCGATCAACTCGCCGAGCAGGTTCTCCAGAACGGCGAAGATACGGAGCAGCAGGGCGTCTTCGATCGTGATGCCGAGAGGAAGAGGCTTGGCCCCCAGGCCGACAAGATCATCGACGACCAGATCAACTGGGCCCGGCGGCTGGTCAAGAGCGGCTACTGGGGCAAAGACGACTTCGAGGAGTTCAAGGTCTGGGGCGGCACTGTCGAGGGCGTCAAGGCAATGATGTCGATGCGCCGTTTCTACAACGACACCACCACCATCCCGGTCTCCGTAAGTCCGGATGCGGCGGCCCTCCCGTCCGAGAAAGAGTGCTACCAGATGGTTAAAGACCCCAAATATTCGACCGATCCGGCGTACCGCGCCAAGGTCGAGAAGATCTTCGCTGCCGTTTTCGGGACCGAGCCCGACCGAAAGACGATCATGTAAGTTATCCTCCCCTGGTGTAAAAACACCACAACTGGGGCCTCGTTTCTTGACGGGGCCCCTATTTTGTGCTTATAGAGAAGGTGATCGACAACCTATTTCGGTAGGCCGGTCTGGAAGTGGGGAAAACCTACAGCGAAACGGGGAGCTATTTCCCCGAGCCGCAGCCAGGTCAATCCTGACAACTGTAGCGCCCTGTCACAAACCTACAGTGGAGCAACCGAAATGGCTGTGTCCCTATCCACTAACTTTGTGACCCTATTCGACGCCGAAGTGAAACAGGCTTATGCGGCCCAGCAACAGCTTGCTGGCACCTGTCGAGCTAGAATGGGCGTCGTGGGGTCAACAGTTAAATTCCCCAAGATCGGCTCGGGCGTCGCCGGTTTGCGGATTCCCCAGACCGATGTCACCCCTCTGAACGTGGCGCATACCAACGTCTCGGCGAGTCTCTCCGACTATGCGGCTCCCGAGTACACCGATATCTTCGATCAGAGCCACGTCAACTACGAGGAACGCCAGGAGCTCGTTAAGGTCGTATCGGGGGCCATCGGCCGCCGCGCCGACCAGATCAAGCTCGATGCCTTGGAGGCTTCTTCAACATCATTGACCGTAGCTAATTCCATTGGTGGCTCTAATAGCAACTTAAATGTGGCTAAAATCAGGGAGGCCAAGCGTCTCCTCGATGGCAACAACGTGCCGTCTGGGGATCGTTATTTCCTGATGTCTGCCGATGGTCTTGCAAACCTTCTGTCCGAGACAGAAATTAGCAGTAGCGATTACAACACGGTCAAGAGCTTAGTAAATGGGGCCGTGGACACGTTCCTCGGCTTTAAATTTATTATGATGGGCGACCGCGACGAGGGCGGCCTGGCTATCGACGGCTCGAGTGACCGGAGTACCTTCGCCTGGCACAAGGATGGTCTCGGTTACGCCGAGAGCATCAGCCAATCGACGGAGATCAACTACATCGCGGAGAAGACCTCGTGGCTCGTCACGGGCAAGCTCTCCGCTGGCGCCGTCGCCATTGACGACGAAGGCATCGTCAAGATCACCACTAGAGAATAGGGAGACTGAAAATGGCATTCGACTCTGAAAACCTGTCTCTCGTCGGCGGTGGCTCCAAGGCCGGTAACGCTCCGCAGATGTGGAGCTACAAGTCTACCGATACTCCCGCTGTCATTGACAGCGCCGGCTACTTCGACAACGGCGCGACCACCAACACCGGAATGCGGGACTTGATGAAGGTCGGCGATTTGATCTACATCCACGGCACCTCTGGTGGCACGGCTGTCTATGGCTTGCACATCGTCACCCAAGTGACGGCCGCCGGTATCATCGACGTTACCGACGCCACCGTTCTTGGCGGCACCGATACCGACTAGCCAGAGTTGTGGGGGGGGCTTCGGCCTCCCCCCGGCTCAACCTCTAGGTGGCCGGCTGATCGGGCGCGACATTGAATGGCCCCTCGGGCCCCGGAGGTGCTATGGCGGCCGGCGACACGGACGTTAAAATTTGCTCCCACGCCCTGATCCTTCTGGGCGAGAGCGAGATCAGTAGCTTCGCCGAAGGCACCACCCGTGCCGGCATCTGCGAGGCACTTTATCCTGAAATACGCTCGATCACGTTGGCGATGTACCCGTGGAGCTTCTCCTTGAAAAAGGTGGAGCTCTTCGAGAGCGTCGGCGATCCCGTCAACGAGTGGCAGAACTCCTTCCCGATGCCGAGCGACAGTTTGACCGGAATCCCCCGCGCCCTCTTCAATTCGACCGCGACGGGCATCGCAGCCGTCACCTCCGGCTGGGACGTGATCGGGAACGAGGTCGTCACCGACTACGCGACCGTCGTCATCGACTACCAGCGCATCCCCCTGGAAGCCGAGATGCCGGCGTATTTCATCCAGCTTCTGAAATACATGGTTGCGATGCATATGGCCGAGCCGATCACCGACCAGATCACCAAGGCGCAACACTGGGAGAGGATCGCCATCGGCAACCCCGCAGAGGGCGGGCGGGGAGGCTTCTTCCGCCAGGCGGCATCGATCGACGGCCAGGGGCAACCCAGCGCCTTTATCGCCGATTATCCGCTGGTTGACACCAGATTGAGCCTATGAGATGAGCCGCGTCGTCAAGTTGCAGACCAACTTCACGGTTGGCGAGATCAACCCAGAACTGCGCGGCCGCGTTGATCTCCAGCAATACGAAAGCGCCCTCGAGCGAGCGCGGAACGTCATCATCAATCCTCGCGGCACTGTCGCCCGGCGGCCCGGCCTTCCATTCAAGTTTTTGATCCCGGCCGCCGCGACACCGGAAGATGGTGTAGCGATCATCAATTTCTCCTTCAGCACGACGCAGACATATATTTTCCTGTTCGTCGGCACGAGGGCCTATATCTTCAAGGCGGGCGTTCTTGTCACCAACATCAACGCCACCGGCGATGACTACCTCGACGTGTCGTCCAGTGTGACCGACGTTACGGACGGCGTCACCTCCGCCGAGCTCGACGACCTGTGGTGGACCCAAAGCGCCGACACCCTCCTTCTGTTCCATGAGGACATGAAGCCCCTGAAGGTCGTCAGGGGCGCCACCGATGCGACGTGGACGATATCAGATACCGTCTGGGAGAACATCCCGCGATACCTGTTCACCGTCACCAAGACAAAACCGGCGGTGACGCTGACGCCCTCGGATACTGACGGCAAGGTCGATCTCACGGCGAGCGCGGCGGTTTTCCACGAAGGCCGCGACGGCACCGCCCAGGCCGGCGCCTCGACGACGATCACCCTC